AATGGGTGCTTACCCAATACTGCAAGAATTACATTAACTTCATTTACTTCAAGTTCAAGTTTAATCATTTTGATTTCTTTCCTATATTATATTTCGGTACTAGTTCCCATTGATCTTTCTCTTTGAAAGATACGACTTTAATTTGAGACAGAGACGCTTTCTGCTCAGCCTGTGAACTATTTAGTATCTTTAACAGATCCCAGTCAGCTAAAAGACCAGCAATAGCATTTCGTCTCTCAATATCACCACTAGTGATATTCGATTCTTTACCGTCCAATGCAAATAATTCTTTGAAATGCACGATAAAGTACCTACCTTGCTTATGCAAAATATGGCAAGATTGGTATAATTTGTTTTCTTTTCTGGATGCGATTCCGATGCGGGTAAGTGTCTCACGAACCTTTAGAAAGTTATCTGGTTCAGGTAAAGTCACCTCAAGCATCGACTCGGGAGTCCAGTCGTAATAAATCATTTCAACAGTCATGATTTGCCACCCTTATACAATTTTTCTTTAATCATAATCAAGTTTTCATCGGACAGAATTTTTAAAGCCTCTGTCGCTTTCTCACTTGAATACCCATAATACTCTTTAACGAGTTCTAACGATTCAGATTCTGATTCTTTTTTTGACCACTTACTGAATCGTTTCTTCCTCGAAATAATATTTAGGAAAAAGAAAAACTGCATATCCTTGTCCAAACTCGGATGTTGATTCATCTGATTGGCATAGAATATGGTATCGGGAAAATACGATAACCCTCTATTTATAATGAAAGGTTTATAATCCTTTCCTGCTTGTGGGTCATCTTTAAACAAATCCTCTTTACTATAATTTATTGCATTAATATAATCAAAGGGGGACATACTCTTTCACAATCCATCGTCTAGCAGCGTCTTCCGCTTTATCACTTGTGTGAAATGTTTCATATTGAGTTTTAGATGTATCAGAATCAAAGAATGCTACCATATAATCATTGGTCATTTGTTTTTCAATTGTAGCAGTTCTAGTTTCACTTTCATAAAATTCTTGCATATTAAAATCCCACTTCCTTTAAATTAGTAGCATCAGCCATAAATCTTTTGTTTGGATATCTCTCAGCCAAAACTTTTTCTAGTTCTTGTTTAGAACTGGCTTGTCCCATAAAATCATTATTCTCTTTATTATAAACATAGAAAACATCTTTATGTTTTTCTATAGAAATTCTGATCATGTTTTCAGCTACTTTTTCTTCAACAGCAGCATCTAGTTTACTAAAGAAGTTATCTAGTTTTCTTTCTGCATGACGTTCTCTGGCGTACCAACCCCAGACTGCACCAAGAATCCAAACAACAACATACATTAAGTAATCTGTAAGTTCCATTTTATCCTCACTTAAATTTGCAGTTGGCCATCACTTCGGTCAACGCAGCCATAATATTTAGTTCATGGTCAGCAACGAATGCTGCTTTGTATTGGTAATCAGCAAGGATTAAAACCAGTTGAGGGATACTACCTGCTTCCATATGAGTAGCTGATGTATCATACAACTCACGGAACAATGAAGCGGTATCTGAATCGGAATTCTTTCCTACCCATTTACGAACATTAGGGAAGTCCTTTTCTTTCATCAACCTTATTAGGTCTTTGAAAGACTCCTCACTCATGTTGACAAGAATACCAGAATCAATCTTACCTGAAACACTATAACGCTGAAGTTCGTTTAGAACCCTACGATAATCAGGAAAGTGTTTAGTAATAAGTTCGGCTACGACTTTCTGATCAAAGTCAATACCTTCTTGCTTGAGGATCTGAGATGCACGCTTGAAGAATGTTCCAAGAAGAATCTGTTTATCTTTGGCATCAATCTTAAAATCGATACATGCACAACGACTATGAATTGCTTCTAGAATACGATTCTTGAAGTTACAGGTAAAGATAAATCGGCAATTGGAAGAAAACTCCTCAATGAAACTACGAAGAGCAGGTTGAGTTGAGTTGGCTTGAAGATAATCCGCCTCATCAATAATAACAACTTTCGGAGAGTCAGTAAGGGATACCGTAGAAGCAAACCCTTTAATCTTTACCCTCAGGGTATCAATACCTGACTCTTCCGATCCGTTGATCATAATATACTCAGCACCAATCTCATTACATAGTGCTTTGGCTACGGTAGTCTTACCAATACCAGCAGTCCCAGAAAGAAGGAAGTGTGGTAGTTCACCTTGTTGAATATATTGTTTGAACGTGTTCTTCAAGGATTCAGGAAGAACACAGTCATCGATTTTTTGTGGGCGATATTTTTCTACCCAAAGAAATTGGTCATCACGTGAATCAATCATAATATAAAACTCTCAATCAGTTTGAGAAAACAGAATCAGCTTCTACCGCTACATAATAGACTAGATCACCAGCACCTTTAAAACGAGAAATCTTTTTGCTAGAGATACTTACTGTATAATCTCCAGGAACCATTTTCAAATTATCTACTTTCAGATAAACTTTAAATTGTTTATCAGTTGAGCCAAGAGTTTCTTGGAAACTATTTCCAGTGGCATTCTTTTTATCACCAACAACTGCGGTAATAGTTGAACCATCACCAACGATAGCAACATCAGAAGCACGAAGAACACCAGCAGTTTTACGAATCATTTCAAGAATATTTGCTGTGAGATTAAATTCAATATCAGTATCAGGGAATGTGATTGCTTTCTGCGGAGCAGTCAAGACACTTGCTTCTGCGGCAAAGTATTTGATGCTGCTGTTACCTTGTTTAATAGTAACATACTTGTCACTGAAATCCAATTCAGGATCATCGAACAAAGACATCGCACCCAAGAACTCATTTAGATCATAGATACCAAAGTCAGGGAATGTTTCGGTGACAGTTGCGTCAGCCATAACATTTTTCTGAGCAGAGATAGTTGCAAGTTTATTGCCAGACTTCAACAAAAGATTACTGTTAATACCAGCAAAGTTTTTAAAGAGACCGACAGTTTCTTTACTTAATTTCATTTATTTTCCTTTTCAAAAAACACATTAATATGTATAATACATTATACCCCAAAAAGGGGTATATGTCAAATTTATTTTTTCTTTTTCATCCACTCTTTAAACTCTTGAACCAGTTGTTCATGTTTATCTGCAGGACAATATAGATACCACTCACGCACAACATCTTTAGTTGTAATCTTTTGTTGGTCACCTTCAGTTACAATCATAGGTTCTTCCAGACGATAACCGATGATTGTTTTCTGAGTACCATTGTCCCAGATACGTTCAACTGAAAAAGCATTCATGGCATCCCAGTTGATTGCGTAAGAAGCTGCAGCCATTTCTCCAATAAGACGCCTTTGATATTCATCGTTGGCAAACTTGAGTTTCTCATTTTGTTCCTCAAGTTCTTTGATGCGTTTCAATGCATCAGCATAATTCCCAACGATACCATCTTCTGATTTACGACCAAAAAACATTTTATTTTCCTACATTAATAAAGGGAACTGCACCACCACCATTTACGTTTGGAAGTTTACCGTCCCATTTCTTGATGGCTTCCAACTGAACGTAAGCAGCACCACCCTGACTATTGATAGCCTGAGTCTCAATTTGAATTGCTTTGGCACGACCTTCAGCTGTAGCGATTGCTTGTTGGGCTTCAACTTTAATACGATCCAAATCTTGTTCAGCTTTCAATTTAGATTGAGTAGCGATAACTTTTGCTTCAATGGCTTTCTGATAATCAGCAGAGAATCCAAAGTTGACCAAACTAATACCTTGAACTTCAATATCAAATGGAGCAACCTTTTCTTTTACATGAGTCAGAATCTCTGAAGAAACAACATCACGCTTAGTGATCAACTCTTCAGAATTATAGTGAGCAGTTACTGCTTTAAATGCTTCGTTAACTCCTGGACCAAGAATCTTGTCGTCCACATTCAAACCAAACTGCCCATAGATGTAAGGAACTTTCTCTGGAGCCATACGGTATTGAACAACGATATCAGTATGAACCTGTTGCAAATCTTTAGTCGATGCGCTTGCGCCAGTCAAGTCAGCACGTTTAACACGAACCTCAACATCCTTCACTGAACTAATTGGATTAACAAAATTTACACCAGAGTGAAGAGCAGTTTGATTTACCGTACCCATTGTAACCTGAACACCAACGTGACCAGCAGGAACAACAGTAAAAGATTCAAACAATGCAATAACTACAGGAAGAATAAAAGGTAGGGCTGCATATTTTCGGAAAGGAAATACGACAGTACTTTCATTTTTATCGAAACTTCGTTTTGTTTCATTAATAAGGTAAAGCGCAGCAGCACCAATAAGTGCTAGAATCAAAGTCAAACCGATTGTAAACATAATAAATTACTCCTTGGAATATTCAACGTCGTGTTCATAAAGGAACATCAAGCAACACATTGCGTGCGCTAGATGGTGGATACCAGATTCTGGATCCATTTGTTCACCTGCTTTGTAAGCCCACAGGTGTCGTTGCAACGCATCGAAATACCGACGCTTGGAATCTGGAACCTTCTTCCAATTGTCTGGCTCATATTTCTCTGCGCCAAATGTCAGAACCTTTACAGTTTCTGCCAATGCTAGGGGTGGAAGTAAACCGAATTGTAGTTTACC